ATAGCCCAATACTAACACTGCAAGCACAATACAGTTATTTTTATGGTAACATTGTTATTGAAGGTTCTACCATTGTAGATGGTGATTGGTATCCTATATTAACCGACACATATAGCAATATAAGTGATACAAAAGGTTATGTAGTTCAAGGTTATCACCCATATGTTCGAATGCAATTTGAAAGCAATAATGGTGCAGTCACTAACATTTTAACAAGATAATCAACCTAAACTATTGTTTATCTATGACAGTTATGTTATACTACATAGATGTTTGATATCCTATCAGTAATTCCCGGAAAGAAAAAACTCACGCACGGCGGATGGCATAGCTTTAATGCTATCTGTTGTAGCCGTCGCGGGCATAAAACTGATACACGTGGACGCGGTGGTATTAAATTTGATGGGCAATTTAATTGGTCATACCATTGTTTTAACTGTGGGTTCAAATGTGGGTTTATGTTAGGTAAGAGCATTACACAAAATACAAAATATTTGTTACAATGGTCTGGTATTGATAGTACTCAAATAAGTAAATGGAGTTTAGAAAGTTTACAACATAAAGATTTACTAGACTTCACTAACTTAAAAAAACAAAAATCAAAAATAAAATTTAAAGAACATACATTGCCTGAAGGTGAGTTAATCGATATTAATAACACATTGCACAAAGTATACGTTGATTATCTGTCTGCGAGGTCGATAAATTATAATGACTACCCGTTCTTAGTTACACCTAATGACACTGGCAGACAGTCAAACAGAATCATTATACCCTATACTTATAACAATAAGATTGTAGGGCATACAAGTAGATTCTTAGATAACAAAATCCCAAAGTATATTAACGAGCAACAACCTGGCTATGTATTTGGTTATGACTTTCAGAAACCCGATTGGGAAGTATGTTTGTTAGTTGAAGGTATTTTTGATGCATTAAGTTTAAATGCTTGTGCGTTAACACATAATACAATCAACGATGACCAAGCACAGATTCTAGCACAACTTAATAAACGTATTATCTTTATTCCCGATAGAGATAGTACAGGTTTAGAAACGTGTGATAGAGCATTGGAGCTAGGTTATAGTATAAGTATTCCTGAGTGGGATGACGATGTTAAAGATGTAAATGACGCGGTAGTTAAGTATGGTAAGTTGCCTACATTGCTCAGTATATTGAGTAGTGCGACAACTAGTAAAATCAAAATAGAACTACAGAGGAAGAAAATTGAAAAAAGATTACGAAAATAAAAAAGATTACGGTATTGAGATGCAAAAGATATTTTTGCGTGTTATGATTACTGAGGCTGAACTCTACACTAGAGTTATGAACATTTTAAATAGTGAGAATTTTGATAGGTCATTGAGACCTATCGTAAATCTATACAAAGAACATACTACAAAATATAGTATTTTGCCCGACCCAACACAGATTAAAGCTATTACTGGGCAAGATATTGATATCATTGCTAACTTTAGTCCTAATCAATTTGATTGGTTCTTAGATGAGTTTGAAGCCTTTACTAAACGACAAGAGTTAGAACGAGCTATTCTCAAAGCGGCCGACTTACTTGAGAAGGATGACTTTGGTCCAGTTGAAAAACTAATCAAAGACGCAGTACAAATCAGTTTGCAAAAAGATATGGGAACTGATTACTTCTATGACCCTGCGGCACGTATCAACAAATACTTTAACAGTGGTGGTCAAGTAAGTACAGGCTGGCCACAAATGGATCGTATCTTGTATGGTGGATTCAGTCGTGGTGAACTTAACATCTTTGCAGGTGGCAGTGGTTCAGGTAAGAGTTTGGTTATGATGAATATTGCATTGAACTGGTTGCAACAGGGAATGAGCGGAGTGTACATTACATTAGAACTGAGTGAAGAACTAACATCATTAAGAACAGATGCTATGTTGACTATGATGGGTACAAAAGCGATTCGTAAAGATATTGATACTACTAGTCTTAAAGTAAAGATGATTGGTAAAAAGTCAGGACAATATCGTGTTAAGGGTTTACCTGCACAAAGTAATGTCAATGATATCCGTGCTTATTTGAAAGAAGTACAGATTCAAACAGGTATTAAAATTGACTTTGTGATGGTTGACTACTTAGACTTGGTTATGCCTGTCAGTGTTAAAGTTAATCCTAACGACCAGTTCATCAAAGACAAGTATGTGGCAGAAGAACTACGCAACTTAGCAAAAGAGATGGGCATATTGATGGTTACTGCAAGTCAGTTAAATCGTAGTGCTGTTGATGAGATTGAGTTTGACCACAGTCACATTGCTGGTGGTATCAGTAAGATTAATACAGCAGATAATGTGTTCGGTATCTTTACAAGTCGTAGTATGCGTGAACGTGGAAAGTATCAGATTCAATGTATGAAGTCACGTAGTTCAACGGGTGTAGGTCAAAAGATTGACTTAGACTATGATATTGAAACTATGCGTATTAGTGATAGCGACCCTGACAATCAGAATAGTTATACTCCTAAGCCCAGTGCTAATGATATTATGAGCCAATTAAAGCCTCAAAGTACTTTACAATCAACCTCGCCTATCATAGACCAGGCTACAGGAGAGATATTAGAGCCGGAAAACAAGCGTATTATAGCGGATGTACAGGGTTCTAAGCTCAAATCAATGTTGAATGGTTTAAGAAATAAATCCTAAACGTAGATAAATACTATTAGGAAACTAATATGCAAAAACAAACTCGCAGTCTACTAGAGGAATTAGAAGCTATTGGTAATAATAGGGACACGACTCACATTATTGAGAGTCGTGGCCACAATATTATCACAAGTGCTATCAATCTAATAGAGATGATTAATCGTAACTATAGTCCTGAACAAGCCGCTATTTTAGAGCGTAAACTGTTAGGAGCTATAAAGAGCAAGGATCAAGCAAAGTTTTCTAAATCTCTAAAGAAAAACAGAGACATTGAATAGTTGACCTCTATCAAACAACTGTTTGATTTATCCATAATTTAATTTATCGACAATTGTAACTATATAAATACTTTGTAAAAGTATAGGAATATTGTGGCTTCAAAAATGATCATTACATTCTCTAAAGAGGGTAAATCTACCGGATGGGTAGTGGTGGAGTTAAACGATAATGAAACAACATCTGTATTTGTAGATTTAATAAAACAGGGCCATGGCACATCCACACATAATAATACTAGCATAAGTCGTGATAAATTAGATATTGTAAATAGTTTTTTAGAATTAAAAGTATATGTGGATAAGATAAACAATTCTACATATGATATAAAAATTGATGTAGATATTACGAGTGACATAACTTTAAAAAAATTATTTGATTTACACGAATGTGTCGAAAGATTAGGACAACGTCAACGAGTAAATGATCCTGACTTAGAAAAATGTGAAACATTAGCCGAAGTAGTAGATGATTTTGCACAACTTAACAAATTAATACATAAGCTTGAAGGTACGTTGCACGGTGGTGAATGGCTTACAGCATCATTTGGTGCTCCGGTAGGAGATCCAGATTTAAAAATTGCACCATTAAAATATAGAATGCTACAAGAAGCTACGTTTGGTTATAAGAGAGACAGATTGTATCTGGATTATTGTGAAACCGGAAAGAATATGGGGCATATCTTCCAACAAAATGATGTTGAAACACTGCAAAGAAAAATGGTTCAGCCACAAAGGAATATACACCCTAGTATATTTTTAAACTTTAAATCTGATATGGTTCTTAATTTTGAAGATTATAAAAAATGGTGTATAGATAATAATGCAGAAGAATTTGGTTATGATTATGAAAATCCCAGATGGTGGGGAGTATGGGAATTGGGTACTATAGTTAAAGCTTCATTTAAAAAATTGAGCGACTTCCCATATTATGACACCATAAAAGCAAAAATATTATAAATACTAAATGATTGAACAATTACGAGAACTTTACGATAAGATTACTAGTCTTAACACTGTAATCACAGAGGATAAGGGGCATTTAGATCACCCGGAAGATTTAATATTCTTGCGTGGTGTACAAGGTGCCAACCAAGCTGTTCAAGCAATGGCTGATACCGTAGCTAAACCCGAAAAAGTCACAATCAAATGGGACGGCTATCCTGCATTGATATTTGGTCGTAATATCAACGGGAAGTTTACTATATTAGACAAGCATATGTTCAATAAGAAAGATGGTAGTGGCCGTCAGGTATTCAGTCCTGAACAGTTTGCACAATATGACCAAGAACGAGGTGTTGACAGATCGGACCTACATCAACTGATTGCACAGATATGGCCTGGCTTAGAGAAGTCTGACAGAAGTAAAGGTTACTATTGGGGCGACTTGTTATTTAAACAACCATTAGTAGAAAAGAACGGGCTATACACATTCAAAGCTAACCCTAATGGAATTACATATACAGTAGATGCTAATAGCGAATTGGGTCAATTCTTTAAAGGGAAGAACTCCGGTATTGTTGTACATCAATATATTGCACCTGATGCATTAACAACTGACCAAGCTACTCCTTTAGATGGTACTATAGGTAGCTTAAAGAACAACAGTGATGTAGCGATATTACCTGCTAAGATGCCAATCACACCTAAATTGAAAGTTAATTCGAGTCTACTTAAAAAAGCTCAATCAGAGATAGCGAAACATGGTCAAGCAGTTGAACAACTAATGAGTACTGCACCCCAAGCTAGAAATACTTTTAATCAATTGTTTACTGTGTACATTAATAAGCGTATTGTAGCAGGTGATTTAAACAATTTATTAGCAGGGTTTATGGATTATGTACAGACTAGACCAATG